GATCGGATGCCTTCACATCGGTAGGTCCAACTCCGAGCGTGCCTATGTCCTGACGCTTAGGATCATCCATCTGCGCCAGATCGCCGCCGCCTAGCGCACCAGACAAAGCAGTCGCTACAGGCGCAGCCGCCTCCATAGCGGTCGATGCAGGACGCGCCAAGTCTTGCAGCATTTTCCCAGTGAACCAACCGGATTTGCCTCCAGCATATGCACCCTTCTGTATGCTGCCAAATCCGCTCAGACCTGCTGGCAGACTCGTCATTCCACCTACGGCACGCCCTATATTTGCTGCAATTTTTGGAACATTAGGGTTCGTCCCAAATTCAGCAGCGACATTCGCCACAGATGGTAGAGCCTGAGATATAGCAGCAGCAGGAACAGAAGTCCCAGCCCATGATGTAACAGGAGGTTGCTTCTTGCCAGGATTCGCATCCTGATAGACTCTCGTCGCCGCCGCATTGATCTCCTGATCGGACATGGAGTCAGGAAATGCCGTAGGACCAACTCCTGGGATATCGATCACTTTGTCAGGCATGTCACTGCTTTACGATCGGATCAACCTTGCCAGTCGCTGGATTATAACGTCCAGTCGGAACGAGTCCTGCTGATGGAGCCGTCTGTCCTGGCGCAAGTGGAGTGCTTTCGTTCCGTGCCGCTTCTCGAATATTCAGATTCGCACGGCCTTGTGCGGTCATCTTATGGATAGTATCGTTACCCCACCATGACTGCATCGATTCTTCCGCAACTTTCCTAGATTCCTGCGTCGGTGTCATGCCGCCCTGTTCGACAGTAGCGACTTCCGATGTCAACTGCGCGATCTGACCGTTCAACTGAATCGCAAGATTAGCGGCGTCTCGTCCCTTCGCACCTTCCATAGCCAATTTCAGATTGGCTCTACTAAGAGGACCGATGCCCATACCATCCCATTGATCAGACAACTTATCTACAGCGTCATACAATTTCAGACCGGAGCGCACTGCGTTATCAAGTTTGACCAATTGCGGACTATTCTCAGTGACAATCAGTCGTTTAGTCGCGAGCCAATTCTTTTTCAACTCGGTGAAGTTGATGCCGTCTTTCGCGAGCTTCGCAACGACACCAGCGTAATAGCCCTGACGGGTTAATCCTTCTCCATCAGGCGGCACATCGCCTCTCTTCACAGCTTCCGCAAGCGCATCGATGTCAGCGTCTTTCTTTTGAGCATCAGACAGATGTTGCTGCGCTGTCTGTAACGCTACTTGCTTTAATGCGGCTGCGATCGGATCTACTGGAGGTGTCGCTCGCACGACTTGATCAGAAGGAACAGTCTTACCGCTAAATGACCATGAATCGCTGTCTGGGTGATATGTCGGTATGTTCGTCGTTCCTTTGATGACAAACCCCTCACGAACTTCACCCTTCGATACAGGAGCGGGATGCAGCAATTTATTCGCTTCGACAGGATCGCCTCCTGCGGCATCAAGTGCGATACTTGATGGCGTAGGTGATGCTGGACCAGCTTCAGCGCCTTTAGCAATCACTTCATGCGTCAGCGGATCCACAGCGGTTTGCGGTGCTGCCCCTGGACGTGCTGCACCGGCTAGCATCAGTGGCTTCTGCTGCCCCGCATAGGTCACAGCAATCTTCTGGACGATTGCCGCTTTGGCTTGAGGCGTATCTGCCGCATCGATTAGTCCGGTGAGGCGAGATGCCGTCGCATCATCGATTGTGCGATTGCGCTTCGCCATCTCGATGAAGTTGACAGCGAGGTCTGGATCGGGAGCCTTGGCGAGCGCCTGTGCGGCGGTCTGCACTGTGGCTTGTCGGGCCGCTGCCTCTGAACGGAAGGCATCATTGACCTTCCCATATTCGGCCAGATACTGCGAAGGATCGATACCGGCTGCGACTGACTTCTGACCGAGCGTGGGCAGATCCCATAGATCCATGCCGCTTTCCTGAATCTGCGGTGTGTCCTTGAGGATCTTCTTGAACGTGTCATGGTCAGCAATCGCTGACTGCTGTTCCTTCAGCTTCAGCGCATTCAGTTGATTGACCGTCTGTTCCTGCTGCGCTCGCGCAATCTGCTGCGGCAACTGCGCGACCGTCTGCCCGATGTTCTGCGCGGCGCCACTCCATGCCTGTCCTCGAGCCAATGCCGCTTGCGCCTGAGCCTGACCAATCGTCGTCGCGGCCTGTGCTTGCGCCTGTGCTGGTGCTTGCATCAACTGTGTGATGCTCTGCACAAATGGATTGTGATACGTCTCAAACTGAAACGGACCCATGATCAGCTTCCGAGAACTTTCAGGAACTTATCGAATCCACGATCCTGTGTGCCGGTGAACATATTGTAATCAGTCAACCACTTGTTGAATGAGTTCGCATAATCCGTATTGTTCTGTGCTTGAATCATCGGAGCCGTGGTCTGCCATGCTGTCAACTTCGGCGCAAACTCACCTTGTGCGTTCTGATAGGCATTCTGATAGGGGTCAACATATTGCGTCTTATAGTTCGTCATATAGTTGCCGAGGTCACGATTGTAGACATTGCCATATTGCGTGGATCCTGCGGCTTGTCCGTAATCGACCAAGGCTTTCCCTGTCGCTCCTGAGTTGAGCATCCCTCCAGCCGCACGACTGTTCAGCAATGCGCCGATGCCTTGACCCAGCGTGAACTTATAGCCGGGATCATTCATCGCCTCTTCTGGCGTCGGAGCCTTAAATGGATCTGGCGTCTTGAAATCAGGAGCCTTGAATACGGGCGCGTCAGGGATCGCCTTCGGATCTGGAGCAGTAAACTTCTCGGTGAATGGAGATGTAAAATCTCCAATATTCATACCAAAGTAGGGACTGCCAGAGGCCGTTGGAGAAGGCATTGCAGGAGGAGCCGTCGCAGACCCGCCACCACCTCCACCGCCTCCGACCGTGCCAGGGTCTACCACGTGAGTAGGACTTGTCGGAGTTCCTCCAGTTCCCGGTGCGTATTGTGATTGCAAGACTGGATTTATAACCACATCTGGATTCGTCGGATCCGTCTGCGGATGGTTGGGGTCGGTGCCTTGCACCATCGGAGGAGTCGTTCCGGTGGGTCCACCGCTCACCACTCCACCGTCATAGCCGATGACGCCTGTATTCGGATCACGGCTGTAGCCGGGAGGCGGTCCTGGGACCACCGTCCCGTTCGGCATCGTGACAGAGCCATCAGCGTTGAGCACCGCGCCGGGAGGCAACCATGATGGTCGATTCGGGTCCGTGGTAGGCGTTTGATCTGGATAGTTGGGATCGTTGTCGCCGCGATTGTCTTCGCGCATATCGTTATCCTTTCGCCGTCCCGGCTTTAGCCAGTTCCTGCGCGATGCGGCCATTCGGACCCAACCAGTAGCCCTGATTGTCTGCCGTCAATCCGCCAGTCTTATTGATCGCATCAGCCATGTAGGCGATGTCAGTCGGTCCTGTGCCTGGTCCTGTCGGTGAATAGCCCAGTGTCTTGTAGTTCTTGGTCAAGGCATCCATGATGCTCTGCGTCGGTGCGCCACTTGATGCGGATCCGCTCCCGCTCGTCGCAAAGGGATTGGCTCCATAGACCGGAGGCGCCGCGATGTTCGCCGCTGGCAGTTGACGCGCCGGCAATCCGAGGAGTTGACCGAGGTAGCCCATGTTGTTCTGATGGAGTGCCCATCGGTCATAATCCGTCTGTGCGCCAGCAGCATACTGGCCATAGTTCTCGTTCGATGCTGTCTGGAACTGCCCGTAGTTGGCGTTCTGTGTCTTCAGGAAGTTGGCTTGATCCAGAGCGGATTGCTGCTGCTGGAACTGCAAGGCTTGGGCAGCGGCTTTTGCTTGCAGATCGGCGGCATAGTTCGCGGCTTGTGTCTGGGCATTCACGGCGCTCTGAGCCGCATTCGACTGCTCATGCGCTCCAAAGAGGCTCGCCCCTGCCCCTGCGGTGGCTCCTACCGCTCCCCAAAACATCGGCAGTGCTGCAACTGCTGGCATTATCGTTCTCCCATCGGTAAGACGAACTGATCCGGCAAGGGCATCGCGCCGGCATGATCCAACAACGCCTTCACATCATCCGTGACAGCCCCTGTGAGCACGCTGGAGGCGCCACGTTTGGCGACCGTCTCACGCATCCCACGCCAGAGCCTCCGAGCCACCACACCGCTTTTGCGTGCCTCCGGGGCAATCCAGAGCCCTTCGACATGCAACATGGAGGCAAGGAGCCAATGCGCTACGATGACTCCATCATCCTCAACAACGAGCACATCCACATGCGCCGGATTCAGCAAGGACAGCCCTTCCGAGAGGTCAGTGCCATCCAGTCGGTGCCATTCATCGTGAGGAAGGAGGCGTGTTGTCATGTGCTTTGCACAATCACGGTGAGTCGATATTTCATCACGCCTGCTGCATTGCTCGCATAGGCCGTCGAATAGTTCAATGGCGTGTTCCCGTCAGCGACGACCATGATCGAGCCGCTCTGCGTCGTCGTCGTCGTATTGCCAGTCATCGGCACGCCTGTGAATGTCAGCGGGATCGAACTCTCCGTCCAGCCCAGTGTGACCGTGAGTGAACTCGAGACGCCAGCCGCTGTGGTAATTCTCGCATAATAGCTGAGGATATACTGCCCTGCTGTGATGGCTGGAAGCGGAATATTCGTGGTTCCAATCGCCGCGCCTTGCCCGGTCAGCGCAATGATGGCTGGGAGTGTCCTCGACGCACTGGCGAGGGAGTTGAACACCGTGGCCTGAAACCACCGCATCCAGGCACTGCCCATCACTTCAGGTCGCCCTTCAGCAATCGGCGCGATATACGGGGGAGGGTCAGGCAGTGCCATCAGAGCCCGTCATTGTTGATGAAGGCATCGATGATGCGCCACGGAATCGGATCCGTGACCACCATCTTGTTCACACGGTCACGCGGCACACCCATGCGCCACATCCTGAGCCGTCGCTTGAACTGCCCAATCTTGCCTGCTGATATAGACCGCTCGTTCCCCCACGTATTGCCGCCATCATCACTCGTCGTGAACATCACTTGTGGATCGGAGCCCAGCACGGTTGCATCTGATGCCGCACCTTCTTTGATGCCCAACCCTGACTGCAGGTAAATCTCCATGTTCCGAATCGGGATCTGCTGCTTCTGATCGAAGATGCCAGGCGCGATGCGCGTCCGACGAATCGCGGATCCATCGGCTTCTGTGCCAGTCGTGATGCTCATTTCGCAGATATTGGCTGTCGTGAAATCCGCCGTGAGATGCTTGCCGAAAGCGTAGGTATGCACGCGAGCACGCCAGGGTTCATCCATCATCGTGTTCGGATTCCAGTAACTACGCTTGGCCCACTTGTTCTCTTCGATGTCATAGGCCCATGTGACCTTGGCCGTAGGGAAGTGCAGGATGTAGAACGTGTGTCCTTCTTCCTGATAGACAAACGCTTCCGCATCAGTGATGGTGGAGTCACGTTCATAGGAGGCGATGGCTGTCTCGATGGCGGCATCGCTGACTGGCGTCGGTGAATAGCCGCGTGTCCTGACGACGATACCGCCACCGTCCTCATTGCGACTGAGCCAGAACAATGAAGCACCAGACGCCTTGAGCGTGAATGGTGCCACGATGCCATACTTGTAACTCAGGCCGGTGCGAGGCGCGAATGGAAAGGGGAATGTGCCAGCGTCATACCAGATGTCTCCGGTCTTGCTGCCAATCAGCCAAATGTCTGGCGCCACGATCGCCATTGCTACCCAGTTGTCTGGAGCGGATGAGCGAGACACGAACTGCAGCGGATCCCATGTTGTGCCATCGTTCAAACCTGAGATCCGCATCGTGCTGGTGAGTGGGTCCAAGACGGCAAAATAACCGTCGAGCATGCCAACCATGCCACAGTCGCCAGTCAGTTCTTGCGTGAGCGTATTCGTAGCGAGGTCATGCAGATAGCCGTTCGTCCCGCTCGCCACAAATGCCTGATTCGCATTGGATCCATTCGTCACGATCTGCGCTTGGTTCGTGTCGTAGGAGACGAATCCATATCGAGTGAAGGTATTCACGCCAGTCGTGCTGACGGTCAGTTCACCGTAATCCTTACCAATTACGCCGAAGGTGCGCCCATTCTCAGAGAACAGCGCACGTCCTTGCGAGATCGAGGCGCCTGAGGCTACCCAGACAGAGAAACCCGGTGTCGGATAGAGCGCAGCGGTATTCTTCGCATGTTGTGGTTGCGATTCGTAATACCAGTTGATTGTCTCTTCAGGGTTAGCCGTGACGCTCTGCGTCTTATCGCTCACCCCGATGAACCCTGGATACTTCATGGCCCTGTGTAGATCGAATATCGACGACTACCAAACATCAATTGCGGATCGCTTTGCAGGTCCATCAGGCGATTGTTCATGCGTTTGATGTTGGCTTTAGCCTCTGATGCACTCTGCATCAGGTATGGATCCATCTGCTGCCCTTCCCGAAACTCAGGGAAGAGTTCCAGCGCGAGCCCCTCGCGCATGAATCGGTTATAGCCAGGCGGCAGGGCAATCGTGTCGTTCACGCTCGAGAATCGGTTCACTTGCTGTGGATAGTAGAGCGCCCCTTGCAGTCCCGTTCCTGTCACGGTCGGCCAGATCGTGAGTGATCCGAGAGCCCCCGTATAGGTCGGATTGTAATAGGCATAAAACGGATAGGTAGATGTTAGCGACTTGAGCGCGAGCGAGGCTTCTGCATCTTCCGTCAGTAGCGTCAACTGCTGCTCAAACGGCACGGAGAGATTCGCATTGATCCAGTTGATCTGATTGATGAACTGTGGACGCACGATGTTCACATCGCCGCCGAGCCCGATCGTATATGTGGCTTGACTTGGGACCAGGTTCCACGTTGTGCGCGTCACGGTGTAGATACTCAGACGTTCATTGCCGCAGATGCTATCCACCCAGTCATTGAACCGATCAAAGGCATCACTGAGGGAGTCTCCGCTTGGGTCTTCGTTCTCCTGAATGACGTTGATCCGACGCATCGCCGCTTTGATCAGGTTCCGAACAGTGATAGAGGTGCCGCCAGTCGTGTTGGCGGATGCGACGGTCTGCGCTTCCGTAACCGTCGCCACCTGAATCGTCGCCGGCACAGCGCCATTGCCGATGAACGTGAAGGCGATGAGGATGTAATCTGTTTCTGCTGCGGTCGGTCGATAGGTGTAATAGCCGTTGCCTTCTGCTGTGCAGATGCCACTTCCGACAGCGCCAATCGTCTGCGTGCCGCCATCTCCGGTGACATAGACCGTGACAGTTCCGGCAAACGCTGCGCCAGTGGTCGCATTGACCATCTGTGCGCCGATGACTTGTCCCGATGCTGCTCTGATCATGGCTGCGCCTGCTTAGTATCGCTGATCTGTCAACAATTCACTGAGAAAACATGCACGATCGGTCGGTGATCCCCTTCACTGTTCCTGGCGGTCATAAACAGCAGTTTGCTTGTGGGCTCAAACCATGCGCCTCCATGCGCGTTCTGGCAGGGTGCAAGCTCAGGGAAACTGCCACCTCCTGGCATATCCACGAACAGTGCGGCTGATGTGACTGGGGGCAAGAGGATTGAAGATTTCGATCCGAGCGCCACCGCGAGCAAGTCGGCTGGATCGTAGATCCACATAGACGATTGCATTGAGACAGTGCCTGGTCCTGTCGCCTCGTTGCCGTAGTGCGTATCATTCTGTCCGTGAGCACACATCTTAAGCGAACCAAACACCTGCGCCGGTCCATACCATGTATGAACTCGTCCATCTGGCGGATAACTGCCTGACAGAGACGCCACGGTTCTGGCGAGCTGGCCCATGAACACCACGCCTTGCTTAGTCGTCCCGTTAATCCAGACAGAGGCCGTGACGTTATCAAGAGCCGTAAAGA